TACGTACACCTTTTTCGATGTGGCATTTGTGGCATTTGTGGCATCGCTCATTTTCAAGCAGTTAAGAGGTTGTGGCATTGTGGCATTTCTGTGGCATTTTGTGGCAACGGCAAGGATAGTCAAGAGGGAGTTGTGGCATTGTGGCATTTTATTTATATAATGTGGCATTTATATAAATAAGATAATGTCTGATAATCAGACGCTTATCAAAAATGCCACAAATGCCACAACTGAAACGCCCATTTTTGGGTGTCCCAAATATTTTTATTGTTTTTCCCCTTCAAAACGCCTATTTGTACCACCTTTGTTATATTTATTACCGCAAATGCGGTATTTTCTCGTTTATTTTTCTTATCTTTGCGGTATTTAAATCAAATACCGATGAGCAAGTTTGTTATTTACCTCGATGTCGAGCCATACATGAAGCAATGGCTCACCCATGCTTACGGCGACCCAGTGGTCTTTCCTCCATCTTCCAGCGAGAACGCTGTCATCAGGAGACTGACCACCAAGCGCCCATCCGATAACATACCAGAGCAGCCTTCAGACAAGGCTGTCGCCATCTCCATCCCATCATGCAAATACAAAAGCCCTGAGACCTACAACTTTCTGACATCCTATGGCAAGCAGGCACTCTGCGAGAGCCTTGATGATCTCTTCCGCATCAATATGTGGCAAGACCTTGGAGACCTCAGTGACACCTCCTGCACCAAGATGTCCGCTTTCCGTGCCTGGTGTCAGGCGCATGGCATCGACATTGACTATGCCGAGACCATACGCATGAAGTGGTATCGCATGCGAAAGGCGCATCAGGAGAAGGGCATCAATCTCTTCTCGAATGAGAGAAACAGAAAAAACATTATTTAACGCAAAAATCTCATCTACTATATACCCCTTTTTTGAACAACCCCGAACAACTGCGAACAGTTGCGAACAACCCCGAACAGATTCAAGATTATGAGACATCTCAACTTCATCACCGACATCCAGCGCATCCCTGTCGAAAATTTGCCGTTTGATGCACTGCTGGGCAACAAGACTTTTTCTCTTCCCGACAACCTCGATTGGGAAAAAGTCACTTTCAAGCGTCCTGCCAAGCTCGAAATTACGGAAAAAGTGGATGACAAGGTGCGCACATATACGCACAAACTCACATATAGCACATGTGAGGAGGACATTGACACGGACACCATCTATGCCTATCTGGTGACAGACATCGATGGTCGCAAGCGTCTTCTGGGCATCCCATCACGACCTTATCCTATTGCAACGGTCTCGGAGGTTCACCCTGATTCCTATGGCACGAGCACCTTGAATGAGGTCGCCGTGTCATGGACAGCCACCCGAAAAGCACCGCTGATTCAGTAGCTTACGTATTTTATTTTGGCAATTGCCATGCTTACCTTTGCATCAAAAAAGACAAGCGCATGAAATACGGTATGATGATTAGCGGCACCATAGGACAGGGCTACGACTGGTGGTCTGGCACCTATGGCACACGTTCCAAGGATGTCAAGAGCTTTCTTGACGCACACGCCGACGAGGAGGTCAACATTGCTGTCTCCTCACCGGGCGGATATGTCGATGAGGGGTTGACCATCTACCAGCTCATTAAGGATCATGGTCATGTCAACATCCACATCATGGGTATGACCGCTTCCATCGCCACCGTGCTCTGCATGGGGGCGCAGCACGTCACCATGAGCGACGGCAGCACCATGCTCATCCACAATGCATCGACGGGTGTCACCGTCTGGGAGTCTGCCAACAAGGAGAAACTTGACCGGCTCATTGAGCAGTGGAAGAAGCAGCGTGATGACCTCGACACCATAGACAAGGTCATCGCCTCCGTCTATGCCGGCAAGTCGGGCAAGACTTCGGAGGACGTTCTCGCTCAGATGCAAAAGGAGAGTTGGATGACACCTCAGCAAGCCTTGGATTTCGGCTTGATAGACGAGGTGCGCTCCCTCGATGACGAGGACAAGCAGCGTCAGACCAACATGGTCAAGAGATTCACCAACTCCTTCTGCAAGGACTTTGGACTTCCTCCGCTCGTTTCGACCGCAGATACGACCGCCCCATCCAAGAGCTTCATGACACAGGTCATTGACGGTGTCAAGGAGTTCTTCAAGAATAACAACAAAATCAATGAAATGAAGAAGAAATTCCTCAACCTCCAAACCATCCTTGACCGCAAGGATGATTTTGAGGTAACCGATGAGAAAGTCACTCTCACCGATGCAGAGATGCAGAAAATCGAGGATGCCATTGCCGAGAAGGAGAAGAAGATCACCGACACGGAGACTTCTCTCACCGCCGCACAGGACAAGGTCAAGGACCTGGAGAAACAGATTGCGGACAAGGACAAGAGCATTCAAAACAAAGACCAGGAGATCGCCGACCTCAAGAAGGCTCCTGGCGCACAGACCAACGACACCGTTGACGATGGCGCAGAGGATCTCGATGCTGGTCAATTGTTCAACGCAGTAAAACAGATTATCTAAATGGCTGTTACCGAAGGTTCTACTATTCAGATCACTCCCGATTCACTCAACACCAGCTTTGCCAAGTACCGCAAGGATCTCATACAGATTCCTTCACGTGCGTTGGATGAGGTTGCCAAGTACATGAGCCGCCGTGTCGGCGTTCGTGGCAAGGAGACCGTTGGACAGTTGGATGGCGACATGGAGATTGGTCCTTACTCTCTCACTCGTACCGACGAGAATGGCGTTACCATTGCTGGTCGTACCTTGGAGACTTACCTTGGCTCTGGCATCAAGCCTTTTGAGCCAAATGCGGTTCGTGAGTCCATCTATGGCTCCAACGTGTTCCAGGGCGATGCCCTCAAGAACCAACCAATCACAAAGATCGTGGGTGCCTACCTCTTTGGCAAGACCGGCGAGGCTTTTTTCAATACCTTATTTACCGCAAAGCGCAACCCTACAGGCAAGAAGACCATCGACCTCTACGATGGCTTCAAGACTATCTCAGACAAGGAGATTGTCACCAACAAGAGCGTCGCTGTGGAGAAAGGCAACCTCTTCAAGACGGAGAAGCTGACCAACGTCAATGCGGTCGATGCATTGGAGGCGTTCTATGACAAGGCTGACGACAAGCTGAAGCAGTTGAAGACATATATGTTCATGAGCAGCCAGGAACTGATGCTCTATATGCGTGCTTACCGAAGCGTGTATGGCAATGTCAACTACAACGGCAAATTCGAGAAGGTTCAGTTGGACGGATGTCCTAACTGTACGCTCGTCGGTCTTGACAACATGCCGACTGGCTACAAGATCATCACTCCAGGCAGCAACATGCTCATCGGTCTCGCCACCGAGGGCGACAACTGTACGTTCGAGTGCAAGGACTCACTCACGTCTCACTTCCTGATCGACTTCGTGGCTACCATGTACTTCGGTACTCAGTTCGAGACCATCAGCAAGGAGCGCATCCTCTTCGGTTATGATACTATCCCTACAGAGTAGGGGTAGCATCTTCCAATAACACATTATTATATATAATATGGCAGATACTAAGAAATCATGCACCGATTCCGTTGACCTCTACGAGGATCTTCTGAAGTGTCCGGGTGCGAAGAGATTGCCGGGTACGGGTCGCCGTGTCTTCCTCGCACCTCGCCGATATATCACAGCACTGGCAAAGCCTCAGTTGGAGAAGGCGGCTTCCATGAAGGACTACCTCGTCATCAAGGAGTCGCACACCATGGCGGCAGACAAGAAGTTCATCGTGGCTTATCTCGCCACCGACAAGTCAAATTTCTCCTCTGAGTCACAGGGCGAGGATGGCAGCAAGACCATGCTCAACAAGCTCTCCATCGTCTTCCCTGGCACCGAGGAGGAGCAGTCCGCACTCGCCTCCATGCTGCTCAATGAGGATGTCATCGCACTCATCCCTCAGCGCAACGGCAAGTGCCGTCAGTATGGTGACGATAACTTTGAGTGCTCAGTGGCTCCTTCTCAGTCCTCTGGTTCCTCCGTCACAGACGAGACCAGCACCACTGTCGAGCTGTCCGTGGGTTGTGAGACCTTGCCACCATTCTACTATGGTGACATCCCAACCGCTGAGGGCATCTACTCTGGTGAGACTGGAGACTTGAAATCCTTACCGGCATAATATATGCACATACGATAAAACCAGTTAAACAAGCCGTGGCGGGGCGAAGCTTTCAATGGCTCGCCTCGCCTTTTTAGTTTTCGCATTTATGAATGACGTAAAGTTCACGCAACGCATCAAGCAGTGGTTCGACAGCGAACACACTGATAAAAATATTCGAGAGGGAGCGATGCTCCTTCTGCAGATGAACAATAACAGACACCTCTACCAACAGATCATCCTGCGTCCGCAGAAGATGCTGGAGCATCTCAAGTATGAGCTGCAGAAGCACTACGGATACCGTGTCGATGGCTTGACCCTCGACGAGGTGCGCAAGTTCGACCGTGAGGTGACACCTATTTTACAGCATGCGGTCGAAACGACCGAGAATGCTGACACGGAGCACGCTGAGCTGGCACCGCATCTGCCTGCGTCCGAGGCTGAAATCACCGATTCCATCGATGCTTCTGCCATCATCGCCAAGGGCAAGCGAGAGGATCACGACACTCTCCCCGATGAAATCAAGGAAATTTGGGATGCCAACTGCCAGAGATGGAAGCGCATCAAGGAGCTCTTTGAGTCTTGCAAGGCCTATGAGCAGTCCTGTGACCGATACGAGGGGCTGAATGCCGCCAACCAGGATTTCCAGAAGATGCTCGTCACTCTCAAGACGGATTACTATGCCTACAAGCAGGGGATGGAGGAATATGACCACTTCAATCCCGATGAAACCGCACAAAATGAGGATGCGGAGCCTAAGACGGAAGTCGTGATCTCCGCCAATACCATAGGCAACGCACGCAGCTATCTCACCAAGAACCTTGACAAGCTCATCCAGCTGCAGTCGGATGGCAAGGACGAGCAGGCTGCCAAATTGAAGGCTAACGTGGAGCAGCGTGTCAACATCTTGCTCGATGCCAAGGCTGACATCAAGCCTGACACCATCGCCAAGATCAAGCAGGCTGGCATAGAGATGCCTGGCGACAACGAGGAGGCAACCGATGAGGGCACAGCAGATTCAGCAGGTGCTGAAGCCGCTCCAGCGGAATAGCTCACAGACCTTCCTCGGTCAAGGGCTGCATACCCTCGGACTGCTCGGATGGATACTGGAGCAGACGGGTGCCGCTGATGTGGCGGTCACTACCTTCTCCACATCCGATGCCTTCCTTTGCGGTATGCTCAACCTTCGCAAGCGAGGTCTCATTCACCATGCAACGTTAGTGGCTGACATCAAGGCTTCACAGAAAACCTTGAAGCTGAGCCGTCTCATGACGGAGGCCTTTGACGAGGTCAAGCTGACGCTCAACCACTCCAAGATGGTCTTGGTCGCTAACGATGCCTGGTTAGTCTCCGTGATAACATCCCAAAACCAAACCTATGGCGACCGTGCGGAATGCACATTCGTCACCACGGACAGGGATGTCTATCTCGATTTACGTAACATGCTAAATGATTTGCTCGATGATACGACAACAATTTCCATTTCTCGACAGCAGTGAACTGCTACTGCAGGCGGTCTATGACCAGGGCAAGAACATGACACCCGTGGAGGATGTGCCTCTCTTGCTCGACTTGCCATCCGATGAGTCCATGGCACTGCTCATGGAGCTGCGTGAGCCTCGCTCGCCTTATCGACGGAAATATCTCTTGGGACTGGCTGAGACCGCAAGCGAGCTTCGAGCCAATAACATAGCGTTGGCTAAGGTGGGCTCGCCTGGCGCATATCAGTCGCTCATGTCGCAACTCTCGCAGATCATTGCCAATCTCAACTGATATGAGCCTACCAGTCAACGTTGATGACTACATGAAGTACATGCCCCTCAACGAGGATGAGCTTCAAGACCTCCACCTCTCGACCATCGTCAAGCAGAGGGTCGAGAGACTCCGGGGCTGTTATGCGTTCTGGCTTCGTTATCCACGATACACCGTCCGTGAGATGGTGGATCAGGATAAAGCCATGTTCGGGGTGGGAGAGAGCCAGGCATACGATGATATCCATCTGTGCCAGCTCATGCTCGGCAATCTCAACGCCGCATCCAAGGAGTTCTGGCGATGGAAGGTCAACCAGGAGATAGACGAGGACCGCAAGGCGGCAAAGGCGGCTGGCGACTTTCGTGCGTTGGCACAGATGCAGAAAAACCGCATCATAAACAACCGCACAGACAAGCCTGACGAGCCGGAACTTGCCTTCGACAAGATCGTGCCGATTGAGTTCACTATGTCTGACGATCCTACGGTCATCGGTTTGCAGAGGATTCCTAATCTTCGAGCAAAGATCAAGAAAATGGAGAAGCGTTACTCCATGCCGGACATAGAGGACGCTGACTTTGAGGAGTTGCCAAATGACGACGGAAAGACAACCTAAAAAACTCTTTTTCAATGACCAGCAGTCGAGGGTGCTCATAATGATGCCACACGACTTGATTTGCGAGTGGGGGCGTGGTACCGGCAAGGGCGTGGTCGAGGCTGGCCGCATCCTCTATGCGGTGCAGCACATGCCAGGATCTTGCCTCGCCATGGTCGCCCCATCGGTCAAGAGATGCCAGACCAACATCCTGCCGTCCGCACTCGTTCACCTGGAGGAGTGGGGGTACAAGCGAGATGTCCACTATGTCGTGGGCAAGAAGCCTTGGAAGGCTTTGCACTGGCAAGACCCTCACTTCATGCCTATGAACTGGGAGAATACGGTCGCCTTCTACAATGGCTCCTATCTCAACATCATATCGCAAGACCGAAGCGGTACCTCCAACTCGCTCTCCCTTGACCACGTCTTCGTGGACGAGGCCAAGTTCATAGACTGGGAGCAGCTCAACAATGAGACGCTCCCGGCCAACCGTGGCAACAAGCAGCTCTTTGGTGACTGCTGCCTCCACCATGGCATGACCATCACATCCGATACCTCTGCCACCAAGAAAGGCTCTTGGTTCATGCAGTGGGAGAAGAAACAGGATAAGGAGCTTGTGGCCACGCTGGAGACCGTGCTGGTGCAGCTGCACTCCATCCGCAACAAGTTGGCGGCACACCCGGAGCGATACGACTACTACGTGGCACAGGTCAAGAAATACGAGAGGGTGCTGCACTCCCTGCGCTCCTATTGCCTCGTATATTCCAGATGCTCCAGCATACAGAACCTGGCAGTCCTTGGAGAGGACTTCATCCGGCAGATGAAACGAGACCTCCCCAAGATGACCTTCCTCACAAGCATCATGTGCCAGCATGTCGGCATTGCACAGGATGGCTTCTATAGCGGTCTTGACGAGGACCGCAACTTCTACACTGCACCAAACATTACCTATCTTGACGATCTGCAGTATGGATTCAATCCCAAGCACGACAAGACGGACTGCCGCATGGATGCCGACATCGAGGACGGCTTACCGCTGATCATCGGCTCCGATGCCAACGCCAACATCAACTGTCTCGTAGTGGGGCAGGTTGGCTCTGACACCAAGCTGCGCATCCTCAACTCCTTCTATGTCAAGTACGAGCGAAAGCTGCCTGAGCTGGCTCAGGACTTCTGTGATTATTATCGCTACCTCAAGGACAAGCGTGTCATCTTCTATTATGATGCCACCTTCGTGGGCAACGACTATGCGACCCACAATGAGAAGTTCTACCAGATCATCGCACGCATCCTCCGCAAGAACGGATGGCTCGTGCAGGAGGTCTATGTCGGCAAGCCGATGAACCACCTGGAGAAGCAGCTGCTCGTCAACCGCATGTTCAAGGGTGCGGCCAACCACATGATCCTCATCAACCAGGACAACAACGAGGACTTGATCATCTCCATCGAGAGCGCTGCCGTCTATAACAACGGCAAGGACAAGCGAGGTGAGAAGCTCGTGGAGACGGACGAGGACAGGCTGGAGAACCGCACCGACTTCTCCGATGCCTTCGATACCGTATGCATTGGTGCTGAGAAGTTCCCTCAGGCTGCCATATACATGGGCGGTCTCTCTTGTTACCGAAAATGATTTTGCTTTCTATATATTTAGGTTATTAGTTATTATTTTCTCTATTGTTGATTGGAGGCTGTTGCCCGTGAGGGTAGCAGCCTTTTTGGGTTTCTGTAAAGCGGTATCGCCCTATGGGGCGATGGATTGCTTGATTCGCCGTTCCGTACATTTTATCCTCGCATTCTCCGCCACCCGTGATGTGTACCCATCCGAAATTTCCTGTGCAAAGGTAGCTTCTGGCGATCCAATCCTGCGCATGAACCTGGGTTAACAAAAGCCAAAGGTTCTTCACGCCTTGCTAAACCTTTACCTTTTGTGTAACACAGAACCCCACGCTGGTTTGTCTCTGCCAGCGCAGTGTGATGGCACAGGAAAAATCGAAAGGGCACACCGGGCTTTGAACGGAATGCAATTAAAAAAAATACTCCACGGCTGGAGTGGGAGAAAAATCTGGGCTCCCGAACATTACCAGAATACAGTTTTCAATCTTTCAATTAAATCAAAAATGAGACAGAACTATTTCATCGAGTACGTGCCATCGGCTTATATGCACCTTTGCTTCGACAAGGAGCAACAGATGGCTAACAACCAATTCGTCTATGACTTCAAGAGCGGCAACAAGGCAGCATCACGCTATTGTGGCGAGTTGCTCGTTCACTACCTATCGACACGCTATGGCAAGCTATTGAAAGACTATGTGGTGGTTTTCGCACCTTGTAGCAGCCAAGCCAAGTATAACAAGCGTTTCGCCTATGTCGCAGCGATGCTTCGCAATATCCTCCACGTCACGACCGCAAATGAGCACGTGCACATCTATGGGGAGCGCAAGCCACTCCACAACGGAGGAAGCCACAACGTCAGCGAGGAAATCTACAAGGTCAGCGTGGACGGAGATTTCTTCAAGGGAAAGAATGTCATCTTGTTTGACGACCTATTGACAAGTGGCAAGACCATCGGGGAGTTCAAGAGCCAACTCGAAGCCGTGGGCGCATACGTGGAGGAGGAAATCTTCCTGGGGCGCACAGTACACCACGACCCAATCTCAATGCGAGGATGCTTGCAAGAGATGGAGGAGGGGTTCTATGAGAGCGTGGCACGCTCTAAGAGATGTTTCCCAAGCGGAGTGAAGATTAACAAGAAGTCAAACCATAAGAAAGCAGCGTAAGATGAAGAGATATTGTGATATGTTGGCAGACGAGAGACCGGAATATAAGGCGGCTAACTATGGCTTCGAGAGCCTAAGCAACACGGAATTGTTATCCATGGTAATCAACAGAGGGGCGGGAACCATCGAGAGCATGAGCCAAGCAAGGCAACTGATGAACGTGGCAAGCGGCTCACTCACCGCCTTGGGCAAGATGTCTATGTACGAGATGCAAGTGGTGCAAGGCATTGGGGACTGCAAGGCACTTGCCATACTCGCAGCCTTGGAACTTGGCAAGCGCAAGGCGATGGAGAAGCAAGGCTACCGCCCCGACCTTGGCAGCAGCATAGCCATCTACAACTTCCTTCACCCGATGATGGCAGACCTGCAAGTCGAGGAGGCGCACCTTTTGCTGATGAACCAAAACTTCAAGCTATTGAAGCACGTCAAGTTGAGCGTGGGGGGAATCACCGACACATCGGTGGACGTAAGACGCATCATGCGTGAAGCCGTGATGTGCAACGCCACCATCGTGGCACTCGCACACAACCACCCAAGTGGAAGCCCGTATCCATCAAAGGATGATGATAGGCTCACCACGCAGATACACAAGGCGTGCGAGGTGATGAGACTTTTCTTTATGGACCACGTAATCATCACGGATGGGGCGTTCTATAGCTACCACGACAAGGGCAAACTATAGGAGGGATGGAGCACACACGCCCCATCTTACTTGCATACTCGCTCCCGACCGCCGATAGGCGGCAATTGCCACAAGAAAAAGCGTTACATATTCCGCTGTGATTTCCCGAGGCAATTGCCGTCCAGCGTAGGGCGGTGGGGGCTACCCTTACAGGGAAGGCACGCCTTTTTGCGACCAACTTTTGAAAAATCCGTGGTTTTCAACAAGTTGGCAAAAATGACCGTGGAAAATTTGTGCAAAATGGCACAAATTGCCAATCGCACAAGCACGATTGCCCCTCGAAAATGGCGACTTATGGCAATTTTCGGGCAAATTGCCACAAGAAACGCGCCATTTTCGAGAAAACCCCTCCATTGCATTACGGGGTGAAAGCGGCAGGAACATTTCTTGACATCATTCAAAAATGATGAAATAAAGAGGAAATAACCTTTATTTTCATTTTGATGCTCAATTTGATAGTTAAATTTGTTCTAAAATTTGCGATATTCGAAAAAACAACGTATCTTTGCAGCGGTAGAAAAGAAATAAAACAACTAAAACGCAAGTTATGAGAACAATGAAGATTAACAGACGTAGAGCCGTACGCTCTATGACAGTGTCTCGCCACCCATTCTTTGAGGGCTTGCGCAGTTTGGGAAGTATTGGTGGTGACAATAGCCTCTTCAATGATTACTTGAGGGGTGACAATGCGTCCGACTTGAGGAGAGATTGGGAAACCGTCAACTCCGATATAAGGAGAGTTTTTAACAGTCAAAGAAAGCAGCTTTATGCAAGATAAAGACAAGGAAATCATTCAAATGGAGGATGCCATCCCGGCAGACGTGAATGCCATCCTCCAGGAACTCCCAGAGGAGAAACGAAGTGCGATTCTCGCCACGATGATGGCTTTTGAGGAAGAACGCAGCTTCAGTGGACCATTGCCACCTCCTGAATATCTTGATGCGTATGAGAAGACGCTGCCTGGCGCTCCCGACCGCATCTTGGTAATGGCGGAGAAACAAGTGGACCATCGCATTGATGTGGAAAAGACCATCGTCAAGAAGAAATTCAACCAAAGCACGTTGGGACAAATCATTGGGGCCATTCTTATTCTTTTCTTCGGTTACATCGCATACGACTTGGCTATGCACGGACACGACACCGCAGCGATTGCCATCGGTGTCACTACTGTTGTCAGCCTTGCAGTGGTATTCGTCCTCAACAAAATTCCATCCATTTATCCAAAAGAAAAATTAGACGCAAATCAATAAAAAAAAATAGAAAAAGCCCCCGACTTTTTACCAAGTTGGGGGCTTTTTTGTGTCCAATTGTTAAATCTTTGTTAAACGTAATAAATTTATTATGTAAAATTTACACATATCAAAATTATTATGTATCTTTGCAGTGTCAATAGAGATAATTAACATGTTTAACCATTTAAAATTTCAAAATGAATGATTTAGAAAAAGAAATCAAAAGAAAGGAACAAGAAATCAAGGATTTGATGAAGTTCGCAAAGTTGGTCAACAACATCGAGAAACAAATTGATTTGAGACTCGAAGACCTTTCAAAGCTCTACAAAAAGAGAAAGTAAGTAACAATTAAAACCTCCCCTCACAGAGGGGAGGCTATTAAAAACAATAAAGAATATGGAGAATATCAAGGATTTAATGTCAGAGTATGCACGCTTGGCAGGCAAGGAGGATGATGCCAGTCAGGCGAGAATGCGAGAGATTCTTGCTTACGTGGAGCAAAATGCCACTGAGGATGAGAAAAAATACGTGGGCGACTTCATCTCCAAGAGGGTTGCAAAGCTCAAAGTGGAAGTGGAGTGCTTGCGAGCACAGATTGGAGAGGCGGACTACAAGTTGTTGCCAGTCTCTTACATCGCCAAGGAATATTTTGGGAAAAGTGCTGCTTGGCTTCTTCAGCGCTTAAACGGCTACGAGGTTCGTGGGCAGGTTTATACGCTTTCAGAGCAGCAGAAGGACACGTTTAATCGTGCCTTGCAAGATATAAGCCAGAGGCTTGCCAGCATAAAGCTGGATTAAATGGTTTATGTTGATTATTTCTTTGACACCGCCCCCGACTTTGAGCCAAGTCGGGGGCATTTTGTTAAAATGGCAAATATGATAGCCGTGATAATAGCTTTGTTAAACCCGCTCTTAGAGAGGGTGTGGCAAGCCATATTATTGCGATACTTTGACATGTAGTTATCAGATAGAGCACCCTGATGCTCTTCTCCAAGCCATTTCTTTCTTCCATACCTTATTATATATTACTAAATTCACCGCAAAGATAACAATTTTCCACAAAATACGAAAATTCTTCCATTTTTATTTGGCGGTTTCATTTTTTCTCCTTACCTTTGCCACCGCTACAACACGATAGTGTGTCTATCCAGTGGGGCGACTGTTTCGCCTATGGCTTCATTGCCGCAGGCTTTTTTTATGCCTGAAAAGTATTCCGTACCCATGGCTTCATGGGATGGGTGCATTTCTATATGGCGGCTGCATGAACCGTAACATTTTGATTTGTCCTTCTGGATAAGCCATCGTGTTGTAGCAACGGGGAATGCAGCCGCCACCCTTTTATACAATCGGCTGTTAACGCTACAACACGATGCAATATGCAAAGTACATTGAATTTGGATGCAGTGCAGGTGAGACCTGTGGGCATCAGCCTGGAGGAGGGAGTGGCTACCCTCAAGTGTGAAATCAAACGACTCTTGAAGACCAAGAGCGAGACGATGAGCTACCTCTGCGAGGAGACCGTGACGTATGGTGACGTGGTGAAGACCCTGGTGGGCTTCGTGACAGTCCTCGGCGTGGTGGCGGTGAGTGGTTACTTTTTCGGAGGGGAGGTGATGTGATGGCTACGGAAATCGACTATAGATATGAAGAGTACAAGAAGTTCTATCCCGATACGGTCAAGGCGACGCTCACCATGGGCAAGAACCTCAACAAGGAGCAAGCCCAAAAACTTGTAGAGCAATATACCGAGGTTCAGAACTCCAAAGCCATCTATTGGAATGTATCGGGGCGAAACATCCTGGTATATTCCTCAGCCCAGTTCAAGGCGGACGCTGCCAAGATGATTAGGGGGTCAAAGGTAGTGACGGCATATCCTGCCAACATCACTGTCGAGTCTAATGGCGTGATATATTGCGCCGGTGAAGCTACCATCAGAATTAGCTCAGATGTTCCCGACATCAGTGGTGTGTGTTCGGCTATATACTTCAAACCAGCAGAAAGTGAGGTGAACAATGAAAAAGGCTAAAAGACGCAAGAAGCAGTTCCGTCTATCACGCAGACGGGTTTCCCTCTATGCTTCCTTTTGTGCTGAAGCGAAAAATATGAATGCTGCAAGGACAGAGGTTGCTTTTAGAAAAGGCGATAAAGTAGTGTTAAAAATCATCTTCTGGAATGTCATGCGCAGTGTCATTGTTCTATATGGAAACAGGGGCTACTTCACAATATCCTATGATCGCCATCAGCGATACGCCCATCCTTACACGATGACCTTGGCAAAGTACAAGCAACTAAACGATTTCGAAAAATGAAAAAGAAGCCTAAGGACATCATGGAGCTCGACTGCAAGAGACAGCGAGTCCAGAGCCGACTCGTGGAGCGAGCCTGGCAACTCGACAAGGAGCACACCGAGCTATGGCAGCAGACAGAGCGTGTGAGGTTCAACAGACAGTTCTGCCGAACCAACCGCACCTACTGCGCCCTTACAGACAACATCGACCACCTCGTGGCCACGGACAAGCGTGTGTGCCGACTCCGTGAGAAGTACTTCCTCTGGGCGGCTCGCATCACCTATTGGAACATCCTCTTCGATACGGCATACGAGCGCATGCAGCTCCGCAAGACATGCGAGAGAGCATACGAGGAAGTGAAAACTGAAGTTCAACCCATTAATTTTGTTTGACCATGCCAAAAGATATGACCAAGTCAGCCATCGAGCGACAGATGCTCGATGCCTACTTCCACTTCCGCTCCAACCTACCGAAAAAGGACGAGGAGAGCGGACTGGACTACAAGAAGTCTTTCAAGACCACCGAGGACATCGCCTCGGATCTATCTACCATGGCAACCATCGACCCCGAGACCATCGTGAGCTACCTTGTGGATGGCGACTACCAGCTGGCGACCCTGCCAGACGGCTCCATCGCCTGGGCAATCTGGGAGAGAGTGTTGCCGATCAAGTAATTTTCCCATAAAATTTGTTGCTTTCAGAGAAAATCACTACCTTTGTGGCGATTTAATTGAAAGATTTCACGGAGGGTGGCGCGTGAGCGTAGCCCTCCGTATTTTTATATCCGTGCCCGTCATCTTATCTTTGCATCAAAAAAGACAAGATGACCATCAAATCAGCACCGTCGGGCACGTGCTTCCTCTACAACATACGTGACCTCGACATCCTTACCTCCATGAGCCGTGTGCTCGTCACCATAGCCATAGGCGACAAAACCGTCTATAGCGAGTTTCTCTATCCCGCCGATGGCGAGATAGTCCTTGCCGACTTGGCTGACATTTTCCAGCCATACGCAAGGCAGCAGCTCGTCATCGATGCCGTCATCACCGCCACCGAGCAAAAGGTGGACGATGAGGGCGGTGCCACGCAGAGCGACCAAAAAAACTGCAAGCTGCGCATCCTCTACGCCACCGTTGACATCCCCGACATCGACTGTCAGGACTTCACTGACACCCATTTCCTCACCATCCTCCAAGATACCAAGACGACCTCGCTGGGTCGCCTGGAGTACTTGCACTACCTCGGCACAGACTCCGCCTCCGTCACGGCATACTACACCGATGGCACCAGGCTGCTCTTCGCGCCGCAGGTGGTGGGTGGCAACGCCAAATACACCACCATCGACGTGTCGCCGTCCAGCTTCACGATCAAGGGCAAGACCCTCTCTTACCTCGATGTCAAGGCTGGCAGCCGCAAGCAGACGTTCATCGTTGACCAGCGGCAGCCCGACTGCGCCCCGATACTCCTCTTCACCAACTCATTCGGGTGCCAGGAGCTGATATACTGCACGGGCAAGCACGAGGTGTCGCCCGAATACACACGTGACAGCGCATCCATCGGGGGCAAGACCCTCAACTACCGCATCACCGAGAAGCGCACCTTCAAGGCAGACACGGGACCGCTCACGGTGGCGATGGCTGGATGGGCTGACGAGCTTTTCCGCTCTGACGAGGTCTATCTGGTCAACATCTACGACGGCGAGGCGGTGGTGGGCAAGAGGGTCACCATCTCGGACTCCAAGAGTGACAATGACAACCTCCTCGACACTATCCCACGCTTCACCTTCAGCTACTCCTACGCACAGAGACAGCACAATGTGCTCGACATGAGGCGTGCGGGTCGCATCTTCGACAATACGTTTGACCATACTTTCAATTGATGAAAAAGACCGCATATCACATCAACGAGGTGCTGCGCATCATGGACCAGGCACACCGTGACCACGCCACCGTCAAGCTTCGGGCGTGGACCACCGACGGCAGGGCCATCGACTATGACGGATGGCTCGTCTCGGGCGGCAGCTGGCGAGGGGGATTCCACCGCCTCACGCACCCACAGACAGGGGAGGTGCACACGCTTCCCGATGTCTTCATCTTTAACTTTTTAGGATTACCAGTATATCTATGAGCAAGAACAAATACACCATGGCTCGTGTCAGCCAAAACGGCGACAAGGAGCGATACATGCTGATGCCTTCGGGCGTGCATGGGGTGACCAGGAACGAGGCGACCATCGCCTCGCAGTATGGCTCCGACACCTCCTTCCTCGGATCGGGGGAGGTGGGCGATGCCGCCTATTCGCCCATCACCGTGGATGGCAGGGACTATGAGTATGTGAGATATGGGGACGATGACTCCATACCATACGAGCTGCAGAGGCTCCTGAGGATGAACATGGTCGCCATGCGTGCGCAGGCGTTCAACGTGCAGTGCTGCTATGGACAGGGCATCCGCTTCGTGGACCGTGAGACCATGAAGGACACCACGGACCCCGAGATCCGTGAGTTCTGCCTTCGCAACAGCATACACGAGGTGTTCATGGAGCAGGCGACCGACATGAAGTTCTTCTTCTGGAATGTCACCGTCATCATCCTCTCCCGTGACCACGCCAAGATCGTGCAGATGCGCCACAAGGACGTGACCTACTGCCGATTCCAACGACCCGACAAGAATACGGGGCGCATAGCACACGTCTTCTTCGCCGACTTCCGCAAGTCGATGTCGCCGTTGGAGGCGGAGATGATTCCGCTCCTCGACTACTGGGACCCACTGGGCGACCTGATGGCTCGCATGGGCAAGGCTCCCGACCCATATACCGGGGTGACGGGCAAGCCTCCGAGGGATGGCCATGACTGCAAGTTCGCCATCGTCTCACGCATCCCGACACCGGGCTTCCAGTTCTATCCCATCCCATACTACACCGCCATCTTCGATGATGCCTGGTTCGACATCTACCGTCTCATCGGCATCGGCAAGAGGTTCATGATCAAGAACACCTCAGCCCCTCGCATACAGATAGAGGTGCACCGTGAGTACTGGGACAACCTCTGCAACGAGGAGGGCATCATCGACCCAGTGGAGCGCATGGAACGCATCAAGGAGGAGCGTGACAACATAATCAACTTCGTCTGCGGTCCCGAGAACGCCGGCAAGGCGCTCATCACGGGCTACTACTTCGACCCCAACGGCAAGGAGCAGCGCATGGTGCGCATCATCAACCTCAACGAGTCGGGGCAGAAGGAGGGCGGCGACTGGGCGGATGACATGAGCGAGGCTTCCAACGCCCTCTGCTTCGCACTAGGCGTGCATCCCAACCTCATCGGTGCCACGCCAGGCAAGAGCCAGATGAACAACTCAGGATCCGACAAGCGTGAGCTCTTCATCCTCAAGCAGTCGCTGGAGAAGGCGTGCCACGACATCATGGCGAAGCCCTATCACGTCGTGGCGCACTACAATGGATGGTCAGACCGTGACATCACCGTCGATGTGCCGATGATAGAGCTGACCACCCTCGACAAGAACAAGGACCAACAGACATCAACCGTTAGCAATACTGAAGACAATGAAAATGGAAATTAGCAAGGACGAGTTCGAGCAGGCCATCTTGGTCGCCACCTCGTCGCACTCGGAGGTCTATGACTCCGTAAAGCCCCATTTCATCGGGGCATACGACAAAATCAAGAGTTTCTTCATTGGCAGCGATGGCATCAAGCACCTCGATGAAACCGAGGATTTTCAGCCATTGCTGAAGAGATGGGTGTGCCTTGAGGCCTTCCTCTCCGTGGTTCGACACCTCGACCTCGTTCTCACCCCCACAGGCTTCGGCGTGGTGAGCAACGGCGAGGTCTCGCCAGCTTCCGCCTCACGTGTGGAGAGCCTGGTGGAGCAAGTCCGCCAGGCGTGGCAGTGCGCCAAGGAACAGGCGGTGCTCACGCTCCTTGGCTCGCTTCATGGTTGGGGGTGCAGCTCGTTTGGCGAGAGATGCGTGCCAACCTTGCTTTGGGGATACCAGGACTACAAGGTGGAGGCGAGGCTGGAGCAGTTGACCACGTCCGACTGGCAGCTGGCGCAGACACATATCCAGACAGCAGACGAGATCCTGCGCCGCCGCATCTCCAACGAGCAGATGGATGCGCTGCTCTCTCACCTCCGCAGCGGAAAGCCTTGGACGGAACCTATGCAGAAGGCGGTCAACCTCATGCGCTCCTATATGGTTCGCTATTCCGACACCGCCAATTTCACGCCCAACGAGATGAAGAGCCTCCTTGACAGGCTCCAGACATTGATGGATGCCGATGCGGACACCTTCGCTCCCTATCACGCATCATCCGAGTACCGACGCAACCATTTCAAGCCGTATGAAAATAAGAAGTCAAACCCTGCCTACATATTCATTTAACGATGGAAAAATCAATATCTCGCTTACAGTCCCTGATTCTTGGGACAAGCTCACGCAGTCTCAGCTTCGATATGCGCTCTTCCTTCTCACTAGATATTCCGAGCCGGTCGTCATCAAGACCTGTTTCCTGGTTCGAGTCGCAGGACTTGACATCATCAAGCAGACACGCACAGGATGGAAATGCCAGGTTAGATGCCATGACGTTAGTGATTCCAGGCAAGGGGGAAAGGTCCGCCGCAGGGTCTTCTACCTCAGCACCGAGCAAGTCCTTGGATTCCTCGACAAGCTTGACTTTCTCGATGGATTCGGAGGATTTAAGCCCATCGATTCAATCTCTGACAGACTTTTCGCCGTTGATAGCATCCGTAAGATTTCGTTCCAGGACTACCTCTTTGCTGAGAAATATTACCAGCTTTATCTGTTGCGCCGAGCAGACAAGTTTCTTGCCCAACTCGGTTACATTCTGTACCGCACAAGTGGTGGAGAACGTGACGACACTGTTACCTTTACTCCAGAAGAGCTGTTGGCGACATTCCTATGGTATTCGGACTTCAAGGCTCTCGCCGCCGCCAACTTTCCACATTTTTTCAAGTCCTCCAAGGAGGGCGGTGCACCTTCAGAGCAGGACATATCCCTGGGCATTCGTGCACAAGTCCGTGCGCTCACCGACGGTGACATCACCAAGCAGCAGGCTGTCTTCGAGACCGACTGCTGGGCTGCGCTCACGGAGCTGGATGAGAAGGCGAGGGAGGCAGAGGAATTCAAGCAGAAAACCCAAAACCATTAGAGACCATGACTGAGAAACAATTCGATGCAATCGCATATTTCAAGCAGCTGACCGAGGAAAACGTCACTTGCCGACTTTATAATTTTGTCGCAACGACATGCAGCGGTCCCGACACCGTGCAGGGCGTGATGCAGCAGTTCCGCCGCACCGCCAACTTCGTCATGGTGTCCGACACGGTCGATTCCAACACCCATTCCGTGGGAGACGGATTCTTCGACCGCAACGTGTTCACCGTGTGGATCCTCGCCGCCTACAAGCAGGATGACATGGCTGACCGTGAGCAGAAGCTGAACATCTGCAGATATATCTTCAGACAGTTCCTCAGCCGTCTCCTCCATGACAAGGAGCTGGAAATCTACGATGACCAGCTGGAGTTCCTCGACCTCACGCACGTCTATTCCACCGAGTTGGGCAGATGGAGCATGAACGGTGTGACCGGGCTTTATTTCATGGTCACCTCCGACGAGCCTGTTGACCTCCAATATGACGAGAGCCTATGGCAGAAGCAATAGACGAGCTCCGCAAGTACCACAAGGGGTGGGCGGATGCCATGGGCGTGTTCTGGCGTGAACGCATGGAGAAGCTGCGCACCATCGACACTGGTGCGCTCTATTCGTCCATCAAGGCACGCATCGAGGAGGGCAGCGTCACCACCATCGAGCACAACTTCCTCCAGTACGGAATCTATGTTGCCGCTGGCGTGGGTCCTGCCCACGAGTGGTTCAAGTGGACCAAGGCGCAGGGCGGTGTCAAGATACACCGCATCAATGGCGGCGACCTCAACTTCCTAGGCGAGGAGTACCGCAAGGAGCAGGGCTTGGACGAGCCACGGAAGGTGGGTCCGGCATGGGGCGGACGCATAGCCGGTGGCAAGCCCAAGGGCCGCCGTGACTGGTTCTCCCAGAAATACTACTCCTCCGTCATGCGGCTCAACGAGCGTGAGGCGGACTTCTATGGCGAGACATACAACGGCTTGATGGCCACGGCACTCGATGAGATATTCAGTGGTGTCGGCGCAGCCCGAAACCTGTAGGCGTATTTCTCGCAGATTTTTCGATCATTATTTTTGCACAAAAAAACATGGCAGACCAATTGACCAAGCAGAAGCTGGAGCAGGACTTCGAGCAGATACGTGACGAGCGGCGCAAGGCGGCGAACACCGCCGAGCGCATAGGCAACGCCTTCCTCTCCCTGCTACATTTCAACACCGAGGTGGAGGACACCCGATACCTCTCACGTGAGCACGACGATACCGCCCATGGCATCATCACCTTCGCAAAGGGGCTGGTTTCATCGGCACTCGCCAAGCTCGCATCTCTCTTCGTGTCGGGTGACACGCAGTTGGGCGAGAATGGCACCAAGACCACATTCGGCAGCTACAAGCCAGAGGCTTCGGGTGCTGCTGTCTCCGTGTCGAGTGACGGCACATCGACCGCCGAGTTTGACTTCATCACCATACGCCGTGCAGCCTACTTTCGAGAGATCTCCGTCAAGGAACTTCGTCACGTGGGTGGCGAGATGGCGCTGACGGCAGCCGCCATGGTATGCTCCAAGGTGGAGTGGCTCAACAGCCGTGGGCGTGTCATCACAGCTGGCACGCCGACCTATTACAAGTGCTACTTCGAGAAGACCGACGGCAAGCGCACCACATACCAGGAGTTCATCGTGGGAGACCAGGCACGATGCCAGACCTTCCGCATCTCCGCAGGCTCCTCGTCCTACCAATCGACCAAGTACTACTGGCGACTGGTGACTGGCGTGGGCGATGACTACATCATCCTCTCCAACCAGGATGGCAAGTTTGATGGCGTGGGGATCCCAGAGACTGGCGACAACATCGTGCAGCTCGGATGCCTGGAGGCAGGCAACCCAGTCCGCACGTCAGCCATCATCCTCTCAGCCACCGCCGAGGACGCACCATCGACCAAGTACTACTCCGGCATCACGTCCTTCTCCCTCTCTGACTGCGAGGTCAAGGACGAGGGCTTCGAGGGCGGTCAGTTCCACTCTCGCATCTATGGCACATACTACGTGGGCGACCGTGAACAGTCCAACTTCATTTCCTACGATCCGCTCACCAAGACAGCCACCTTCAAGGGCAAGGCCATCTTCGAGCCTGGCACCACGCTCCCTGACGGTACGCCCATCGAGCAGCTGCAGAACCTTGGCATCAAGAGTGGCAACCTCCTCCGCAACTCGGGCTTCACGGGCGACTACACCTCCCGAGAGATGCAAGCCGACATGGACATTACCGATGAAACCACCATTTTCAGCGACTCCGCCAAGGGGTGGGAGGCAGAAAACGCCGAATTCATCGAGACCTCGGAGAGTGAGTCGGGGCATGCCGTCACCCTCACAGACGGCGGCATGGCGCAGCAGCTCTCCTCCCTCATATCGGGTGAGAAATACACCCTCGCCTTCAAGGCTCGTGGCTCCGTCCTCCACTTCACCGTGGGAGGCTACAGCGAGACCATCGAGCTGACCGATGAGACCAAGAGATATTCGGTCATCTTCACCTGCACCGATGCGGATGACCTCCGTTTTCGCATATTTGACACCACGGCGACCGTGATGGAGATCACGCTCAACCAAGGCAACCTGCCCATCCAGTGGACGGCCGCCTACGATGACAACGACAAGTCGCTGGCAGACTTCGAGGCGTTCCGCTACCTCTCCACCGCCATCACCGAGGCGAAGACCACCGTCAACGGAGGACTTGTGATGACACAGGACCTCCGTGTCGGCCAATACCGCGACGGCAAGATGGTCAGGGAGACCGGTGGCATGAGCGGCTATGCAGCCACCAAGAACTCACCGTTCATCTGGGGCGGCGGCAGCCTCTCGCAGGCATTCCACACCATCGGCAAGTACATCAACGACCCAAGCTACCAGGCGACTGACGAGGAGCTGAAGGAGATGTGCTCCTTCGTCATCACCCACGGCGGTCGTGCCATCCTCAACGACATCATCCTCCATGGCTACATCTACGCCAAGGGCGGCGTGCTCCAGTCCGTCCGCTCTCCCAATGGCAACTTTTCCATCGACGAGGACGGCAACGCCAAGCTCAAGGGGGAAATTGAGGCAAGCAAGGGAACCATCGGCGGCTTCGACATCAACCAAGGCAGCATAGGCACGGCTGTCGTGGAAAACAAGGATGACGACGGCAAGACGGACATCGGTCTCGGCAAGTCGGGCAAGATGACCCTCGCTGACCAGTACATCGTCTTCAACGGCAAGGACAGGCAAGCCATCCTTGGACAGTGGGAGACGCTCGGCACAGCCATCCTCGCACGTCTCTACGACTACGTGGATGACATCTTGACAAGATATGGCATGGTACTCAGTGTCCGCAATAAGAAGGGCGGAGCCTGTGCGCTCAGTTTTGGCGGCGGCTATACCTCTGGGCTTGCGCTCAAGACGGATATCTACACCAAGCGCGCATCGGGCAACACGCCCATATCCTTGGAGACCAATGTCGCCATCCTTCTAGATACCGACTGCACATACCAGCTTCCCGACATGCAGCCCTACGATGATGGGCATGTGCTCTTCGTCAAGCGTGGCAACGGAGGTTCCAAGGACAATTCCGTCAACGTGACGGTGGGCAAGTACACCGATGCGGATGGTGTGGAGCACACGCCGTACATCCTGCACGACCAAGGCGCACACGCCACGACTCTCTGCATACAGTCCGCCTCTGATGCGATGATCCTGGTGTTCACCAAGAACCTCGTGTCGTCAGACAACGCCAACAAGGGCTGCTGGGTGCAGTTCAAATGTCCACGCGACTGGTAATAACATTAAATATCACATACAATGAACGAATTGAATAAAGTCCCCTCTTCTGGCACGACCTTCGGAAAGGTGGTCGATGCCGTCAACGAGAATTTCGGGTTGATACTCACGGCCATCACGGAGCTGGAGCAGACCAACAAGCGCAAGTACCTCTTCACCAATGAGGCGGAGCTGAAGGCGACCTATCCCAACCCCGACAAGGGCGACTATGCCTTTGTCGGCGACCTTGCCAACGCCCTGGTCTATAAGTGTACCACCGCTGGCACCTGGACCAAGACATCCGAGAAATGGAATGTCGGCGGTACCATCGACGTGACCGCATACGTCTCGCCGTCAGACCCTATCACGGAGATCACGCAGCTCGTGGCCACCAAGGTGCGCATGCTGCAAAACAAGGGCGAGGCGTTCCTGCCTGCCACATCCACCAAGGCGGTGCTCGACCCAGAGACCAAGAAGACCCTCGCCGAGGGCTTGGCAGAGATGCGTGCCAACGATGAGACCTTCTCGCAGCATATCTCATCGCAGACGGGCACCAACAAGGCACTCGCCGACAACATCAGCGCACTCGCCCAGAAAACCACCGAGCATTTCAACGCCTTGGAGCAGGGCGGCATATCGGAGGACATGCTGAGCGATGACCTGAAAGAGCACATCAAGTCATCGGCTGGTGGCAAGGGCGGCAACACCTTCAACGTCACGGACCAGGTGCCGCTGGAGTCTGGCTTCTACACCCTCGACGCCGCCATAGCCGCAGTGCCGGAGAAGAACCGCTCCAAGGGTCTCTGCATCACGTTTGAGACCGCCGTGGGCAAGTGGGTCACCAAGCAGTTCGTCGGCACGGACATCACATCATGGGAGTCTGCGGCATCGTGGGAGGACTTCGGCGGTGCCGGCACGGTCAAGCAGGTCACCGTCAACGGAGAGCGCAAGACACCAGACGCATCGGGCAACATAGACATCACCATCCCTACCGTGGAGGTGGACGAGACGCTTGACCAGGAGAGCACCAATGCCGTGCAGAACAAGGCCATCGCCTCCAAGTTCAACGAGATAGAGGGCAGCACCCTTGCATCAAGCGACGTGGAGGTCAGCGATGACGGCACGTCCGTCCATGTCTCGCTCCGCAACAAGAACGGCGGAGAGATCACCACGCTCGACCTTCCGATGGGTTCGGGTGGCGGCGGAGGCGAGACCATGACCACCAAGGTGCTCATATCTGCCATCGTGGATAACGCCATCATCAAGAAAGGGGACAACGCCATGCTCACCTACACCTACGACCATCAATACAGCGGTGGTGACGAGAAGGGGCAATCGACCGGACAGAAGGCGACCATACAGATACTGATGAAGCTCGGTCCGACCACCATCTACAGCGA